ATAAATCATTTATAGCTGCTGCTACTCTACTTAATCCTTGGTATCTTCTTTTTAACCTTTGAGGTTTACTATCTACTGGCAAATTATGGTTTAAGTTGTTCATCTTCTTTTTTCCATTTAGTATTATTAATTTTTAATTCTAAAGATTTAACAGTTTGCTCTTTAGGATTTCTTCCTTGCTGTGCATCAATTTCATTGTCAAATTTTTCAACTAAAACAAACTCAGCATCTCCTTCTGTAGTCTTAATTATTGACATTCATGCTCCTACTCAATGGCTCATTCTCTTTTGTTTGCTCATAAATATATGTTGGACTGATTAAATCATCTGTCTTAACTCCATAAAATTCTGCAATTTTTTTTAATCTAAATGCTCCAGGAACTATTTCTCCAGATTCATATTTTTGAACATTTTGGTGTGAAACTCCTAAAGCAAATGCTAAAGATTTTTGAGGTTTATAATTTTTTAATCTAATAAATTTTAAATTGCCTCCAAGTATTTGAGTAAAGTTTTCATATTCTTCGTTATGTTCTGGTTTCATTAGTTTTTCTCCATAAAGTTTTTAATTTGTGCTTGGACTGCTGGAATGTTTAAGTTTGGTGTTTTTAATGCAGTAGCCTCAAAACAAGAGTTAGGCATCTGCTGATACTTGCTACTCATATTAAGAAAGTATCCAATTTTGCCATCGGTATTTTTTTTTAAATACCAGGCTGTATTATCTAATCTTTCATACGGACCAGTTTTAAGATCTAAAAAATTATTTTTACTCATTGAATAATAACTATTTCTTTTTTTTCTAGCCATTAGATTAAATCCTCCAATATTGATTGACGTAACAAGGTTGTTGCTAAGACAGCATTCAATCTAGCTGCTATTATCGGAGTGAGCTCCATTGCCTCTCCATAGTTTGATAATACTTTTATTTCTTGAACTGTTAAAATAGCATTGGACCAGTTGTTATTATCAACCATCTTATTTTGTATGGTTATTAGAACATTTATTATTTCCTTTTGCTGGTCATCAACTGCTTGATTTGCAGATCCTGGAAAATTTACAATATTATTCTGGTTTCTTTTTTCTAAGCTCATTTTTTAAATACTCCTTATATTCTTTAATAAACTCTTCATCTTTTTCAAAAGTGTTCCGATAATTTAGTTCTTGGTTTAACTTCCACTCCAAGTAACCCATCGGTATCAATCTCTTCGGACTTTTCTTTGTGCATGTCATGTGCTTGAACTAAATATGCCAACGCATCATCATAAGTATCTTCCTTAAAATTATTAGTTGCTCTGACTACTTTTGCTACTGCGTACATCAGAGGAACCATAAATCCTGGTATATCCTTTTTTAAATATGGAGATAAAACTACAGACCAAGCAACAGCAATTTTTTTCATATTGCCATTGAATGATCCATAATCCTCTTGCCTGGATTTTTCTAACTCATCTAATCTCCTATTAAGATTTTTTCTTGTCATCTTTTCCTACAAAACTTTCATGTGCTTTTTGAATAAAAAACTCAACAGTCTTTGACATACTTATTGGCATCTCAAACTTTTTTTGAGAAAGCTGCTCAAGCATTTGATAAGTTTTAATATTAATTGCGACACTCTTAAATTTATCTGGATCCACAATTATTTCTCCAACTCAGCTGGATTAAATGATGTTGCGTCATATGCTGCATCATCTGCTTTTTCTACTCTGTAAAAAGTATAAAAAACTGTTCCTTCAGCCATTTTACCTTTGCCACTAGCCTTTTGTTGGTAGGCTCCGAAACGATGCTTAACTCCATCTACAACTATTGTTCCAGACATATCGTATGAGCTTGGTGATTTTTTATTAGTTGCTACAAATGCAGCTCCTAGATCTTCTTTTTCTTTTACTGGTGCAGCATCTGCTGACATACCGAAATCATCTGACATATTAAATTGCTCCTTTGTTTTTCAGATTATTTTTTGCAGCTTTAAAACCTTCAAGTAACTCAGCATAAGCTGGAGGATTTTTAATCTTTAATCCTTCAATCATTACTTTGTGTTTAGTTAGCCATTCTTGGTAAGATCCTTTGTGAGACGTAGCCTCTAACTCTTTTAGAGCCTCCTGGATCTTGTTGTCTTGCTGCACGATTGCAGCTGAAACTTCTTCGGCACTAGCTATTCCATCCGAAATAAAACCTAGAAAAGCTAAAGCTCTTCCACATGAACTTGTTTCGGAATTTTCTAAAGCTGAAGTTTGGTTTATTTTAGAGGAATTTCTTTTTTCCTCTGCATGACCAGTAGCAACATGTTTATCATCAATAAAAATGTCTGTTTGTGTAACAACACTTTCTTTATCCATGTGAACTATTTTAGTTACAATATCTAAAGCAGATCCAAGAACTCTTCTTGCTATTGCTACTCTTAAAGCAACTGTTGCATAGCTCTTTCCATGAATAGATATTGTTTGTCCATCTAATGATTTTTTAAATTCATTAACAGCTTGGACTAGCTTGTCTGTATTAGCCATAAGGTAATTGCTCCTATAATTGTTATTGTTAATATTTTTATAAATTTTATTTTTAGTTGTCGTTGCTTCTGGTCCAATCGATATTGAATGTAATCAGATAATTGTTTTCTCACAGCTTCCATAATAGTTTTGCTTCCTTTAATAATTCTATTGGCATTCCATTCCATGCAAACGGATGATCTAAATTCATATCCATCATACCAGCAGCTTCTTCTATAATTTCTTCTCTGGTTAAATGTTCAAACAGACCAAGTATTTTTTCTCTTCTTCTGAATGTATTAAACATCACCTGAAGATTTTTTTTCATTCCTTCAACTGTGAGATGATGGCAATTATTACTATCGAAAATAACAAAACCTTCTTTAGTTGCGTAAAGTAAATAACATGGAACTTTAAAATTAAAGTGTGCTGCATAAGTTGCAACTTGGACCAGATGATTAAAACTAGGTGCAACTGGAACAGCAGTAGTTAAAAAACTCCTGGTACCATCCTTTTTTATTTTACCTAAACGAGACCACTTCGTTTTAAGTTCAATTACTTTATCTGGTAATCCTTTCGGATCACTACCAGGTAAAACGAAATCAAAATCAATTCGACCTACAGTCGCTAAAGATGGAGCTAAAAATCCGTCTAACTGGTCTAATGATATTTGTCTTTCGCAAGTACAAGGACTTGTTACACCTAACTGTTTTAAACCAGAATGAGCATTCATTATTACTTCTGGTATCTCTTCTAAATATCTAATTTTTTTATCACTATCTTTTTCATCTGCTGGAACATGATCTTTAAATTTTTCTATTTCCTCCTGGAGAGCTGCATCAAGAGTTATTTTTTCATTAGTTCCTGGTGCTATTTTTTTTGTGTTTGGATTTATTCTATAAACTGTGTCTGCATACATTCTTTGCAGTACGTCACCTACTACTCTACCAGCTTCCATAGCTGAATTAGATGGTAGTAATTCTCTTCTCATTTTTTGGTTCATCCAACAATATTTAAACAGCCAAGCTGAATCTGGAATTGCAAACTGTGTTGGGGAGCCATGATTAATATTTAATTTTCTGGCAAAAAGAGGAAGTGTTTTATTTAGTTCTGCTTGTAAAGGATCTATATCATTTGTTTTCATACAATAAGATTTAATCCTATCGAATTATATAAGCGATGTAGGTTTGTTAAGTTTTGCTATTTTTGCAACTTATGTATAGTTGCTGACTTTGCTTCTAATTGTTTACTTTGTTTAGTTTGGTTTGTGTCAACTATACAAAATGGTTGTTTTTCATGTATATAATTTTCAATCCATTCTCTTTTATATAAAACAACTTCACCATCTTTTAAAAAGTTTGGTCCTCTAAGTTTACCTTCATCCATGCTGCACTCTCTAAAATAAGATAACATTCTTACTTTAAATCCAAACTCATGCTGGACTTCTACTGGTTTTAAAAATTCTTGTTTATTTAATGCCATATCTTTCAATATTTTTTATTCCTCTACCAAGTCTTGAAGTATTGTATTTAATATATTCAATAATTAAATTTTCAGAAGGTCTAATATTTTTAATTTTAGAATTTGCTTTTGCGTTATATGCTGGAAGAATTTGAAATAGACCTCTATCAACAGCTTCTTTAATAATAGTATCAAATTTTCTTAAACTCATTTTTAAATGTTTCATAATTTTTGATTTATATAAACTTTCACCTCTAACAGAATAATGAATAACTAAATTTAATAATTTCCATTTACTATTAGTCGTTGCAAAAAAACCTAATTGAGAAGATTTTTCAGATTGTCTTAAATTAATAAGTTGATCTCTTGAAAAAACTTGAAGCAGTCTTATTTCTTGAATTGAATAGAATTCAATTTCCTTATCAGTATCAGTTTTTAAATCTGTAAATAAATTAACATCGTTCCAATGTTTTTGACTACTTTTTATAATAGTTCTATTTCTTTTTTTCTGTGCTGCTGAGTAATTCATAAAATTAAGATATAAGATAATCTTACGGAAAAAAATACAGTAAACTTTGCGTATATTTTAACGTGTATAAAATTGTAATTTACTCTAGGAATTATTTATTTGACAAGTTATCTGGGGAAATTAAAGACTATTAATGCCGAGAGATCAGTTTTATAATCAACTTGTTACTCCTTTTTCATACTGGCATAGACAAGCTCATAACGGAGTAGCCTACACAGATCTCGATCAGCTATCTATTTGTCCAGCATGTGCTCAACCTCTTATGATTGCCGATCACATTTATAATAAAGATAATCAATTCAAATCAAAATCAGAATGGCTTTACCGACCATATAAATTTATGGCTAGAGCAACTGGAATACCTTTTTTTACAATCTGGTACACAGTTGATGAGAATACTAAAAACAGAGAGATTACCTCATTTAATATCAAAAATCAGCTCACAGACGGACAGACAATAGCCTTAACACCAGATGAGATGCTTCAGTACCTAGAATATTTGGTCCAGTCACACATACCAGTATGCCAAGCTAAAGACTATTTATTAAAACGAGTAACAGAGGACAACGAATACAATAATAGCTTTTTAAGAAAGGAAGATTATGTCAAAGTTTTACTTAACAGATCCTAATATAATTACAGCAGCTCTATCGGACCAGGAGTTTAGAATTTATCATTATTTGTGCTCTAATTATAATATTACAAAGAGATCTGCTTATGTAAGGATTGTAGATATTGCTGGACTATTTCAATTAACAAAAACTGAAGTTCAAAATATTTTAATTAAACTATCAAACATTAAGATTGATGACTTGCCATTAGTAAGCATGAAAGAAGATAAATATATTTCTTTTGATATGCCAAGCCACAAACATTTTATTGAAAGCATAGGATTTAAAAAGTTTTCCAACAAAGGTTTCGCAACACTTAATAATCATTTCCAGGAAATACATAAAAAAGAATTAAACAAAGAATATATGTATCCAGGATTAGATCGCTGGGAGCTCCAGGACCAATTAGAAGATTTACCAACAGAGGAGTTGAAGAAGATCAAATCAAATCAACTATTATATCCATGGGTGCTTAGAGATGTTATCAAAGATAGAACATGAGTTAGATCACTATATTTACGTTAGAAAAAACATAGTTAATATACTTGAAGATGCAGCGATTGCTGAAAGATTTATCCGTAAGCCATCAAACAACAGATGTCCGAGCATGTACC